CGTGTCCGGCGCGCCATGATGTTCAACCTCATCGACGGTAAAACTTCCCTTACCCATCAACGCAAAGCCTTTCCACCCGAGGTAAAGCGTCAGTACGGCCCCGCGTAACGGCAGCTCGACCAGCCCGTCAGCATCATCGAGTTCGATATCGAGCTGGTCGGCTTCGAATCCGCGATTGTCTGTCATCGTCAGGCTCATCAACCGGTTACTAATGTTGCCGGTAATATCTTTGCTGTCGAGCATCAGCATAAAATCGGGCGTCAGTACGCCGCCCGCATTCAGATTCAGCATATCCAGCATCAGCTAATCCCCACCATGCCAGTCACTGACGAGGCCATATTTCCCGCCTTGCCAATCAGTGATTTGGCCTGTTCGCCGATATCGCCATACAGCGCCGCAAGGGATTCATCCACGCGGGTTAACGTCAGCGTAAAATCAATTTTGCGCGCCGTGCCGTCAGCAAAAAACAGGCTTCCTGTCTCGCTGATATTATTGATGACGTACATACCGTAAATCGTGCCGGTGCCATCCAGTAACGGCCAGGCGCGCCCCTCGTCAGCCATTAAACGAATGGCCGTCATCGTCAACTTTCCGCCAGTGAGCTCCGGGTAAAGCGTTCCGGCCAGGGTGATTTTTTCCTCTCCCGGCCCCAAAAACTGAAATGAATCCCGCTTCCCGACGCGGGAATTTGACGGCCATCGATACTCGGCATCGCGTTGCATCGTCTGATGTGGCAACGTCTGACGCATAAAAACAAACATTCCAAGAGCTAGCATCATCATCCACCTCCTTAATCGTGCATCATGCTGGCTCGGGCTCTGGCCCGCTTATCGCGTTCATATTTTTCTAACGCATCCTGCAACTGGTTTCCGAGTTGACCGCCCGGCGCACCACCCGGCATGTTGATTTGATAGGTTGGGCTGCTCTGGTCAATGTAGGTACGACCGGCGGGAGCCGTCACAGGCTGATAAGCCTGATAACCGCCATAAGTGCTGGTCGCGGGAATATAAGAGCTACCCTGCGTGGCGGCACTGGCTTTCGAGGCAGTCTGGTCAAGCATGCTGGACTCTTTATTGATAACGCCGAGCTTCTCAAGCACCCAGTCAATACCGCTGCGCAGCTGATTAAATGCCGTCAGTGGCAGCGTTAAGGCATCCGCCAGTCGCTGGCCGAACAACACACCGGCATCACGAAAACGGTTTAACGTATCCTGCGAGGATTTGACCGGCGCGATCAGGTTGTTAAACCAGTCCCACGCGGCTTTAAGCTTTCCGCCCAGCCAGTCAAACATCGGTTTAAGTGGCGCAAGCAGGTCAGCTACGGGCGCAAAGGCGGCCCGCAAGCCGTCAATTACACCACCGAAAAATGCGCTGACAGGTTCCCAGTATTTACGGATGAGCAATGCTCCGGCGACAATCGCAGCCACAACAGCAACAACCGGCCAGGAAATCGCGCCGATAGCGGTAATGATGCCGCCGGCCACCGTAGTAAATACGGCACCGAGCGCCGTCGCAGCGGCGATGATGGCATTCACGCCTGTTATCACCGGCCAGGCAATCAGCCCAATGGTCCCGATCATACCCACGACACCGATAGCCACGGCGGTAATGACGCCAAGGGTCTGCGCGAGCGCTTTATTACGCTGGATCCAATTATCAAGTTTGAGCACGTAGCCAGTCGCCGTTTGCACCAGTTTGCGTAAGGAGGATTCCTGCTGGTCAAACAGGTCAGTCCCCACGGCCTCATAAGCAGACTGAAACTCTTTAAAGTCGCCGCCGAGGTTATCCTGCATAACCTTAACCAGTTCCTCTGTCTTGCCGTCCGAGGCTTTAAATGCCGCAGTGAGTTGGTCCAGTTTTCCCGATTGCGCTGCGTTCATCAGAACAGCGGCGGCCGAGCTGGCCTCTTCACCGAATATCGTTTTCATGTATTCAGCGCGCTGACCGGTACCCAGCTTATTTTTTTCAAAACTGGCCTGCATTTCCTTCAGGATGGTAAATACAGAGCGGGTATTCCCTTTACTGTCTGCTGTTTTAATCCCGAGCTCTTTAATCGCCGTGTATGCCTGCCCGGTGGGTGCCTGTAGTCGACTTAAAATGGCACGACTCCCCGTCCCCGCCATTGAACCTGTAATCTTCGCATCATGAAGTGCGCCAACCATTGCAGCGGCTTCCTCAATACTGACACCGGCATTTTTCGCCACCGGCGCGGTATAGGTCAGCGCATCACTCAACCCGTCAAAATCTGCGGCGGTTTTATTCATTGTCATCGACAGGACATCACCGATGTGAGAGACCTGATCGTTAGTAAGCTGGAAAGCTGATTTCATCCCCATCAGCAAACCGGCGTTCTCCTCCATCGTCCGACGGTTAGCGAGCGCCATATTCAGCGTGACGGGGGTCGCTGCCTGAATTGCCGCCGCATCGCCGCCCGCTTTCGCGATGATAATCTGAGCACCGGCCGCATCATCGGCAGAGGCGGCAGTATTGTCACCCAGCAGTCGGGCCTGTTTTCGCAACGCTGACATTTCTGCGGAGTCTTTCGCCACACCGAGCACCGCCTGTAACTCGGCGTTTTTCTGCGCAAAATCATAACCCGGTTTCATCAGTGCAACCCCGGCAAGCGTGCCGGTTGTCGCCATACCAATACCGGCGGCCCCCATTGTCGCGGCGTTTCCGGCCAGCGCTTTACCGGTCTGATACCGCTGCTTAACCGCGTTGAGCTTTGCCTGTTGCGCGCTGACGCGCGCCAGCGCTTCACGCTGGCGATTAAGCTGCGCCGTTGTTTCGCTTATCCGATTTTTTAGCCCTTTTTCATCGTTCGCGAGATTGCGGGTATTAATGCCCACGGCACCGAGTTCACGCTGTTGCCGTTTCACTGACTCGGTAAGGCTGTTGTATTTCTTCTGTAACCCTTCCGCAGAACGTTTAGCGGATTCCAGTGCCTGCGCCTGTGCCCGGGTCGGGCGCTCAGTATTTTTAAACTGAGTACCTAACGCCTCTGCCTCTGCTTTGGCTTTCTCAAGCGCATGACCGGTAACGGCGAGCTGCGCGCTGGCCTTGCGAAACCCGTCAATACGGGAGGCCTGACCGTTCAGTTCACGCAGTGATTTTTGAGTGTCCCGGATATCACCAGACAGCGCTTTACTCGCTGTCTGGATGGTTTTAAACGGGCGGGTCGCCTGGTCAACAGCCTTGAGTAAAACCTGTAATTTAACGTCGCTACTCATTCGTGTGTCCGCTTCGTTGAATGGCCTTTTCGCGCCAGGTGGTGAGCTCGGTCAGGCTCATGGGATACAACTCTGATGGCGGCCAGTGAAAAATCACCGCGATATCCGCCATCAGGTCATCGACCGACAGGTTTTTCGGGAAATTTAATCCGCCAAATTCGGCGACAAAAAACCGATCACCTTCGTTGCCAGCGCCATCAGGTCGGGCAAATCCATCATGACGACATCCGACTCAGTCAGTGACGGGCTGGTCATACGCGGCAGCACCTTAATCAGGGCGTCGACTTCAGAGCGGGCGACATCGGCCAGGCTGACGCCGCGCAGGGTTCCGGCGTTGGGTTTCATCAGGGTGATTTTTTCAATGACCTGCTCGCCGCGTTTGACCGGGTTTTCCAGGGTGACGATATCTTCTTGGCTCATAAGTTTCTCGCTGTTTACGGATTCAGGGTTAACCGGCCAGCCGTGCTGACCGGGGAAAAATTACAGACCGATATTGCGGCGGTGCTGGTCGAGGCGGTCGACGCCGTTCACCTTCTCAATCATGTTGAGGACATCGATTTCAACCAGCTCTTTACCGTTCATGGTCAGCCTGTAGTACGTGCAGACCAGCGATAACTTGCTGCTGGTATCCTCTCCCTGTTTGCTCTCGCCGTTATCGACTTCCTTCACCTTGAAGCGGGTCTCAACTTCCACCGCGACGGTTTCGCCGGTATCGTCCCGCTGGTACGAGCCTGCATAGCGCAGCAGCGTCCCGGTACCGACGGCACCGTAAAGCGACCAGATAGCATCGTCAGGGAAGCCGCCGAGGGAGATTTCCATCGTCAGCGCATCATCGTCGAGGCCGAAATCGACCGGGGCCGAGCCGGACATCCCGCCGCCCCGGTAATTTTCCAGCTTACGGGTCAGTTTTGGCAGGGTGACGGACTCGATAACGCCGAGGTAGCTGACGCCATCCAGAAATGTGTTCAGGAATTTAAGTTTTCGCGGCATTGCCATGGGTTAAGGCTCCTTAATTGCTGTTCACCGATGACACCAGATTCGCCAGGTATTTATCGGTAATGCGCTGGCGCAGCGTCAGGTTTTCGAGAGGGGGAACCGGCGTATAGTCGTAATCGATATACAGTTTCCCGGCTTTGAGGGTCGCCGCGTCGTTGGCCGCTTCATCAAACCAGCAGGTCGCATCGACGATATAGCCCGCCGTTTTCATCTCGCGGAATTTCGCATTGATACCCGCAACGATGTCACGGATCAGGGTGGCGGTGATGGGCTTGTCGACTGCCCACATGTGACCGGCGGCCATGGTGTCGGCGATAACCTGCGCGGTGCGGGTATAGTTCTCAAACAGGAACAGCGGGTCATCGGAGCAGGAGCGGTTCCCCCAGAAGCGAAAACCGTCTTTGCGGATGAGTGAGGTGACGCCAGCCTCGTTCAGCAGGTCGGCATCGGTGCCGGACTCCTGCAAATCCCAGAACACCGACGCGCTGATGCCGGTGACGCCATTCACACCGACGTTTGACAGGGTTTTATGCCAGCCTGTTTCCTGGTCGATTCTGGCGCGCAGGCCCAGCGCGCGGGCGGTCGCCCAGGCGGTTTCGGTCGCGTTCGCCGTGGTATCCCATGCCAGAAAATCCGGCCAGATAACCATCAGCTCGCGCTGGCTGAAATGCTTACGATAAAGCATGGCCTCGGAAAGGGTCTGACAGTTCCAGGCGCTGATATAACCAAAGGCGCGCAGCTTCTGACAAACCGGCGCGAGCGCGGTCGCCACTTCGAGGGAGTCGAGACCCGGCACGCCGAGGATGCGCGGTTTAACGCCGGTGACGGCCTCCGCCGTGAGCAGCGCTTTGAGCCCGGTGTAATGGCCGCTCTCGTCAGTGCCGCCGATGATATTAGAGACAGTCTGCGCTTCGGCATCGTCGCCGGTCCCTTCCGCAACGCGTACAACAACAACGACCGGCTTCGACTGGTCGGCAATCGCCTGGAGGGAGGTGGACAGGGTGCCTTTTGTGCCCGCTTTCGCAATCGCGCTTTGCACGCTGGTGATCAGTACAGGCTTATTGAGCGGGAAGGTGGCGGCATCGGCATCGCTGGCCGTGCAGACCATGCCGATAATCGCTGTGGATACGGTGGAAATGACGCGGGTGCCGTCGTTAATCTCGACAACCTGGACGCCGTGATGAAAATCGCTCATCCGTTTAACTCCGTGGTTAGGGGTGAGCATTATTTTCAGTCGTGGGGAAAGTGGTGACGAGTCATCCCCGTTGTAACAGGGACAGTACACCAGGAATGACCGTCAGAGAGTCAGGCAACGCGGCTCCAGCACATCAGCAGGGTGTGAGCTTCCACCACGCTGAACGATTTACCTTCGCCTAGGTTGTCCGTTTTGCCACTGGTCGAGTGTTTGTGTGGCGGTAACGTGACTTCGTGTTCGTGCTCTCCGGCATCATCTGTGACGCCCAGTTCTTTTGGGTTAAAGAGCTGACGCACATCGCCGCCGATTTCCCAGGGGTCATCTTTACCGGCCACACCACCATGATGGTGAATACCGCCGCGCGTGGTCGTCAGCTTCTGCTCAGGTTGCTCGCTGGTTTCCCCGCTTACATCAATCTGCACGGCGGGAAGATTCGCCCGCTGAAGGGTGACCGTATCGCTGCCGCCGGTGGCACCGACATTCGAGCCGTCCGCTTTTGCCACGCGAATGGTTCTGTTCTCACCGGTATACGTCCACGTTGACCACGGATAGCGTTCATTCGGGTCCACATGCTGGCTGTAAAACCGGACCGTGCCGACGGGGTTTTCCGCTTCCCAGAAATCACGGATAGCGGTGCTGACCGCTGAGGTGATGGCCTCCCGCGTCTCATTCTCCAGAGTGGAAACTATGTCATCGGCATAATCTTTGGCGTTGTTCCCCGCCCGGCGGACTTCTTCCACCGTCGCCAGGATGACTGACGGGTCCGCAATCATCTGCACATCGGCGGTCTGGCTTACCATCAGCCAGATATTAATCACCTGGAAACGTCCTGAGCCTTCCGCCAGAAGCGGCTTGTAGGATTCGGGCAGGTTCGCCACCGCCAGGCAGATGCCGGTCTCGTCAAAGAGTGCGGCCTCGCGTATCCAGAAGCCCCCGGCCTGCGGCGGCATTATCATTTCGGCGCGGATAACATTTGCCGCCTGGTCGGCGATAACCAGCCGGTTCAACGGTGCGCGGTACTGCTCGTTAATCAGGGCGGTCTGGTCCGGGGACGGCACCGGCAGGCCGCCGCCCCCGTCGCCGACGGCCATGTGAGTGATACCCAGGGGGATACCCTTCACCGCCGCAGCAGCCAGACGTTCAGCCCCCTGCGCGGTCAGTATGGCGCTGAATTTTTTACTCATAAGGCAGTCCGTAATAGCGGGCTCCCCCGCCGGAGCGGGGCGGCCTCGGGATTAACTCAGGGGCGCGTAATACACCGGGCGCAGACCCATCTGGGTGTTTACCGTTTCGGTATTATTGGCAAAGCCAAACTGGAAAATATCATTCATGCCCCGTACCGGATGCATGCAGACTGTCGCGCCCGGGTTGTAGTTGACGGTGGACCCCGGCGGGATAATCGCCTTCCCGGTCAGGGACGGCCATACGCCATACAGCTCCAGAAGATTTTTTACCGCTTCCGGCAGCGTGTTCTGCGGCTGAACGAAGGTCCCGCCCCAGGCCGGGTGATAAAACTCGTTGTCAGCCAGCCCGGTGGTCTTTGTCACCGCCCGCACGCTGTTGGGGGTGGTGGCCACATAGTCCGCCGTGGTGGTGTTCCCGGTATGTGTCGGGGTGATAAAGGCCCCGGTCACCGCATGGATGGCGTACCAGCCCGGCACATCAGCGCCGTGCGCACTGAACACCGCGGAGGCGGCGAGCGCGGCCTCATTGCCGGTCCCGTAGAGCTGGATTTCGCCGCCCACAACGCGCGCGCCGTAGGTGCGCTCCCACAGATTTCCGGCGAGGTCGCTGATACCGTTGTATTTTTTATCCTGGCGATAAGAGACCGGACCGGAGCCGGTATAAATGCGCGGAGACTGCGAGGACAAATCGCCTGCCTCTTTGCCGTCGATACGGCGTCCGGCCTGGGTCGCATCCCGTGGCGATTTGCCGTACACATCAGCCCCGAGCGGACAGTATCCGCTCTTCACCGCCATCGCCTGTATCAGCGCCCACTCGACCGAGGTCATGCCGTGCCAGGTGCTGCCCATCGTTTTCAGTAACGGAATAAGGGTTTCGCCGGAGGCATTACAGGCATTCGCATCCACGTTGGGCAGACTCAGGACCTCGCCGTCAAGCACGCACCCCTGATAGGTTCCGACATACAGATACGGGATTTCCCTGTCGCCCTGCTTAAAGGCCGGGTGTACGCCGGAAATCCCCAGCGCCGGGTTCAGGCTTTCGATACTCACCTTCGGGATAATGTTCACAAAGGTCGGCTGTCCCTTCGGGGTATACAGCACCGTCTGTTTTCCGCCCGAAGCCGCCTCAACGGAGGTCCGCAGCGCATCTTTGACTAAAATCGTGGTCATGGTGGTGTCCTTACTGGTGGTAGCTGAAAAAAGTGTCCAGGTATGCAATACGCTGTCGGGTCCAGTCCATCATCTGGTCCAGACTGGTGATGCTCAGGGAGGGCACATTCGGCCATTTTTCATATTCAGCCTGCATCAGTTCCTGGGTGTAGCGCCCCAGCAGGTCACGGGCCAGCTCCAGCACGCCGTCCTGTGAAAACAGACCGTTATCCCGCAGCTCCGCATAGCGGGCATTCATTTCCGCCTGGAAGGTTGTACGGACTTTCTTCCAGAAGGTGCGGTTGACCTGCATGGCGAGACCGTTATCAAACAGATTCAGGTCTGGCGGATAGGCAATCGACGTCCCGGCGTAATGCAGACCAAAGGTGGTATCCAGGTCATAGGGCATGAAAAACCATTTCGTGCCGTCCCAGGTGATAAACGTGGTGTTCTTCTGCACGCAGTCCGGGGCGCAGATAAAGCTGAGGAAGACGTAGAAATCCACCACGTTGTTTTTATCCAGATGCGTACCGGCAGCAGCGGTAAACGCGTCCTGTGCGGACTGCGCGAAGTCCCGCCAGCGGTCGAGGCAGGCAGCCGTTTCCGCCGTGGGTTTCGAGGGTGAGTCCATCACCCAGGTGCCGTTATCCGTGAGCGCCGGGATGTTAATCGCCCCGTCCCAGATAATCATGATTTGCTCCGGGCTGTTTTTGGCGATGTTGTAATCCTTGCGCGACGAGTTGTAGAGAAAATCCCCTATCCCGTAAAACTCGCCGTTGATATACAGCACGCAGGCGTACCCCTTCGGGCAGCCGATGGCACCGGTATCAATGGCGCTGGCCCCCAGCTTCCCCACGTAGCTGTTATCAATATCCCGGCGCGGCCAGCCGCTGCGGGTCGCCATCACCTTCTGCCACAGGTTGTAGCAGAGCACATTGCGCAGGTGGGTCGAGTCAATCCAGTTCGCCTTGAAAATCCATTTGTCCTTCGGCACCACATCGCCGATTTTCAGGCTGACGTTTTCGGTATGTGCCGCGTCGGCAAACAGCTCGAATTTCATGTTCTTTTTCGGGTATCCCGCCGACGAGGCCCCCTGAACCTTGAAGGACACGTATGCCGTGAACATCTCCCCGTCGACGTCCACCTTTAAGGTGCCGTTAACCGGGTTGTCCTTGCTGGTCGGTGCGCCGCTGTCGGAGCTCACGTCCAGGCGAATCAGACCGCGCGGCTCACCGAAGGCAAACACGCCCGGATATTTCGCCTGCGCCTCCCGGTTTCCCGTGCCACTGCCTGCCGCTGAGGGATCGAAGCCGTCGAGCGGGAGCAGCTGACGGGCCAGCACCTGGAACGCATAGAGGTTACTCAGCTGATGGCTTTCCACCTCTTCGGGGGTGGCCTCCACCAGAGCCAGCGCCCGCATACCGGACTGAAACGCCAGCATCAGCGCCTGAATCTGGTCTGACTGACTTTTTTGTGAGGCGGCCATGCTGGTCACCTGCGCGGCCATCTCATCGAGACCGAGCTGCATCAGGGCGGCCGTCAGCGACTGGAGACCGGACTGCAACGCGGTCAGGCCATCCAGCGCCGCGCCGGTGTCCTGCTCCAGCTGCTGGCGCAGGGACGTAATCGCCTGCTGACTTGCCAGCGCATTCAGCCGGTTCGCCTGGCCGTTGCGCTTCTGGTAATAGATAAAGGCCAGCAGTTGCCCCTCGCTGTCAGGCACCACCACGCGAAAGAGTTTCCCCTCCGGCGTACCGGCAAGCCCCGCAACAGTACCGTCCGGGTCATCCGGGGTCATGAAGAAGGTGTAATCCCGGTAGTCCTGCAGCGACTCAACGGCGGTTTTTAAATAGCGGGTACGGTTCGCCAGTTGCCTGGCCTGTTTGTTTGACGGACCATAAATGCCGCCCTCCACCCGGTCTTCACGCGCCAGCAGGTAAACCTCATCTTCCCATTTTGTCTGTTCGTTAATTGCACTCATGTTATTCTCCTGCGTAAACGCCACGGCCATCGTGAAAGGTGCGACCGTCATAGCGGTGAGGTTCTTCCCCGCGCTGGTTTTCGGTATAGGTGACCGACCCGGAATGGAACCCGCCGCCGTCATAACGGGCAGCCTCATCCGGCGTGTATTCCGGCGGATACACGCTGATAACCTCCCCGCCGCACGAAGCCGCGCCGGTATACACCGGGCCGGTGGTCCCCGCTGACAGTGACAGGCGGGCAATGTGGCGGCTGACCGGCCGCGCATCGCCAATAATCCGTTCCAGCTCCTTAATCATCGTTTCGGTAATACCGATATCATTCAGGTCAATCTCAAGGCGGAATGTCCCGGCGGGGTCGGCCACCTCCCACCACTCCTGTAACGTCATGCTGTAGCCGAGGTTTTCAATCACCCGGCGAACCGCCGCCACCGTCCCTTTACGTTGGTGGATCCAGAACGCATCGCTGACCGCCTGGCGCTTCTCCCTCTCTGACCAGGTTTCCTCCCAGCGATCGACGGAAAACGCCCACGCCAGATACGGCAGGAATTTCACCGGGCATTTCCACGGGTTCCACAGGTCACGCAAGGGAACATTCAGGTCACTGATGACGGCACACGCGGCGGCAGCGCGCTGTTCCAGCTGTGATGACCCGGTCGCCATCAGTGAATTACTCATCCGAGCCCCCAATCACCACGCGGGTGTCGGTGCAGTACGCGGCCTGAGTTTTATCGAGCACCACATCCGCCCGCGGCTGAAGCAGCTCAACACGCTGGACACCCTGCACATGCAGCGCGGCGTATATCGCTGACATCCGGATGTCACGACCGAGGCGACGCTGCTCGGTGATATAGGCGGTCAGTTGTGTTCTGGCGGCAGCCAGAATCGGCTCGGTCGCCGGGCCGGGGTACACGTACAGCACGGCGTCGACCGCATAAGGGATAATCTCAGCCGAAACAACCTTCAGGCGGTCACCGACCGGGCGTACCGTCTCATCATTCAGCGCCGTACTGACGGCCAGCAGCAAATCATCCGATGCCGTGCCGTCACCTTCCCGCGACAACACCGCGACAGTGACTTCTGCGGGGGCGGGACTGTTCGCCGTGGCATCCGCGACACGACCATCGGCGCTCATGGCGTGAAATTCATAGGCACCGGCAGGCCCGGCAACGCTCATCCCTTCAAAGGCCGCCGGGATGCGCTGACGTAAATCGCTGTCGGACTCCATGACCGCCGCCACCGGCGGGATTTGGGTGTCGTCTGCGGCGGTGATGACCAGGCGCTCAACGTTATTATTTGCCGCAAGCTGGTCGAGGTCGTTTTTGATGGCATAGGCCACCATGCCGGCCTGTGCCGCCTCGTTAATACGCTGGCGTAAAATCACCTCCCGGTAGGCATTCTCTTCCAGATATTTCACCAGTGGCTCTGACTCCAGCGTCAGTGCTCTGGCGACCGCCTCCTGCTCATCCTCCGGGTAGAGCGAAACCAGTGTGGCCTTGCGCTCTGCGAGGATGGTTTCAAAGTCCAGCGTTTCCACCACATCAGGCGCGGGGAGCTGGCTCAGGTCGATAACTGCCATAGATTCAACTCACAGGAATGGTTAAGGAAAGGCTCTCGCCGGTATCGGTGATTTGTCCGGTCACCTCGACGACCATCTGCCCGTTAAACTGTCGGGCGGTGGTGATGCTGGTCAGCCTGACACGCGGTTCCCACTTCAGGATCGCCATGTAGCACGCGGCCATAATTTGCAGCTCAAGCGCCGGGGTCTGGGGCTGGTCAATCATCTGCGACAACAGCGAGCCGTATTCACGACGCATGACGCGGGAGCCGACGGGCGTGCGCAGAATATCCCCGATGCTCTGGCTGATATGGTCCACGTCTGCAATACGCTCGCCGGTCGCGCGGTTCATACCAAGGTAACGGGCGGTCATCGGGTCCCCTCCGTCCATTCATCGCCACGTTTGATGCCACCGTGAGCGTGTTTATCCACCTGGACACCGTTTGATGTGAAAGCGCCGCCGCTGTGCTCGATATCGCCGGACATCCTGCCGCCCTGCTTCACCTCGAGTGTGCCGGTCGTCAGCTTGTTGGTGCAGACCACCTCCGGCGTATCGAGGGTGACGCGGGTGGAGGCTTTGACCAGCACCACCGGCACGCTGACGGCAACCGAACCGGATGCGGTCACATCGGCAGTTTTAATGCCGCTGACGGTCAGCGCGCCGGTTTCCGGCTCATAACTCATGACAGCACCGTCGGGAAACTCAACGTGCCAGGCATCCGCCGAGGCCGAGGGTGCGGGGTTGTCGTCGGAATAAATGCCCGGCAGCACAAAGGCAGTGTCGAGTTCACCGCCCACGGCCAGAATCATCACCTGTTCACCAACAGAGGGGGCCCACCAGGTGCGCGAGCGCCCGGCGCGGTGGGTTAACCACTGGAGCCAGTCGGTATAAATGCCGCCGGTCTGCACGCGACAGCGCCCGGCGTCGAGGTCAGTTTCGACGACGATGCCGGTGCGAACTATGTTGCGAACTAAACGCAAAATCTCATTGAGTTGACTAATCATGTTGGCATAATAAAAGTAATAGATAGTGAAAAGTACTTAACACTGTTTTGTTACGCACCACACAACCCAACAAGAAGGGAAAAGCATGGATACTAATTTTTTTAGTCATGAGCAAACCACTAGCGCAATTAATAAATTTTTAAATGAATTAGAAAAATATGGTAGTGAGACTAAATTTCAGAAAGATAGAAACAATCTTACAGAATCAATTTTAAAAAACTTCATTGGCAACCCAACATTTTGGCTTGAAAGCTCAACCTATAACACAAAAAATAGCGGGGGCTATCTTTTGGAAGCCTTGGGCGACCGCCCCATCAATGATGAGAATATCAACCTAGTGTTTTCCATATGTTACGGATTCATTCTTGAAGCTTATATTTTATCAAATCAAATAGAAGAAACTTTCAGTCTATCAAAGAGAGTTAAAGACTTTGGAATATATAGACACAGTGAATTTGACGAAAAAAGCAAAATGCTTATAGACTTCACCCTTAGGGAAATGCCTATAAGGATGCTGAAAACCTTCATTAACAGCAACGAGATTCAACCCTATAAAAACATAACAACCAATCTAAAGGACGCAAAAGAATTTAATAATAGCTGGCAGAGTGACTTTAACTCAAAAAAAGATGCGGTAGATAGAATTAAAGGTGAGCTAGACAAATATTACACCAGTGCCAATTTCACATTACTACACGAAGGATTTAACAATCTTAGCAATAAAAAAAATAGAGATATATTCTGGACCAGAACCTTGCTGTTTATACTATCACTACTAATTCTCACACCTCTTATTTACGAGATTTACTATACTCATACTTCAGCCGAGCCCATTAACTTAACAGCAGCATTACCATCTTTAATTCCAGTCATGTCGATCACAATAATATTTATTTATTTTTTCAGGGTGGCCTTATCAAACTACAATTCACTTCGCGCACAAATCATACAACTTGAATTAAGAAAGAGTTTAATCCAATTCATTCAGGACTATCCCAAACATGCAAAAGAAATTAGCAACGGAAACCCTGACACATTAAAGAAATTTGAAGACATTATCTTTTCAAATATTATGACTAGCGATGACAGAATACCACCAACCTTTGATGGAGTAGAACAAATAGCGAACCTCATCAAAACCATAAAAGCATCCTAATCAAATGCAAAAGCATTCATTTAAATAAAAATGAATGCTCAATCCCTTAGCTATGAAAATTTATATAACCAACCACTCTGGCCTCAATAAATTCTCTATCATAAACCGAGATACCAAATAATCTACGTGATGGATAATCCACAAAATTACTATTCCTAGTCGGTGCATCCTTCAGCCCGAGCTGATGCACACGGGCGATACGCTGCACTTTCCCGGTAAATTCCACAACCGCAGCGCTGTCGTTGCCGCTCGCTTTCATATAGCGGTTGGTACGCAGTTTCACGAACATCTCGCGCTTAATCCGGCCTTTCTTTGCCCTGACGGGCTGGCGCTTACGCGGGGCAAAGGGCGAACCGTCCGGCGCTTTCTGCGATTTAATGCGCTGCTGTTGCCGCTGGCGCAGTTTCTTCGCAATGTCGGCGGTCATCCGACGCCGCCCGGCAGGGGAAAGCGCCGCTATCAACCCGGAGAGCTTGTCCTCAAAGGGTTTGAAGTCATTCATCCCATTTACTCACCCGTTCGCCATTACTCCACATCTCGACAGGCCGCGTCACCGGCCCCGGCGGTGGCGGCTCCGGGATGTTCTCAACATGCAGCGCGCCGTCGGCCTCTTTGACCAGCGTGCGCTCGGTCAGCAACAGGCTGATGCTGACATCGAGGCTGCTGTCATTATTGATATCGGCATACCAGACAAAGCCCTTTTTTCTCCCTTCCTCGGTTGTCATGATGTCCGGCTGATTGACGCGCAGCCAGGCCATAACCGGCACAAACAGCAGGTCAATATCTTCGGTAAAATCCGTGACCACGACGTTGAGCGTGTACCGCTTTTCAAATGACAGTGAGCGCGCCAGCGTCGCCGTGTTGTTCCCGTTATCGATAAAGATGCGCAGCATATCGGGGTTGGTACGCAGTGCCGGCACCGCATCAGTTAAGGCTTTTCGCAGACTGTTGGGCTTTAGCATCGATTTCATCCTGGCAGTGTTTAACCGTATCAACCTGGATAGCGCAGCTCACCAGGGCGCTTTCGAGCTGGCGTATATCCGCACTCAGGTCGCCATTAGTCAGCGGGTCGCTGCCCGGCATCGGGCAGGGGCTGACCTTCGGGCAGGCGTTGTAAACAATCAGCGGCGGCGTTGGTGCAGGCGGCGCGCTGGTGCAACCGGCGCACAGCATCAGGTAAATCAGCGCGATACCAGCGGCGAAACACGTCATTTTCATTGAGTAACCTCGTGATGGTTTGTTCACGCCTGAAGGCCAGCAGGTTAGCGGCGGTGAGCTTGTCCCGCATGGCAACCTGCGCCAGCTCTTTGCGCTGCGACTGCTCTGCGGCAACGGTGAGCTGATTTTTCAGCATGGTGATTGTCGTTTTGCGTTCACCGGCGACCCGGTTCGCGCGCTCAAAAGAAGCACGCAAAGTGCTGTTATCGTGTCGCATCCACAGCAGGCCCGCACAGGCCATCGCCAGCAGGAGAATGACGGCTTTCATGCGGATACCCCTCCGGCCTTGCGCCACACGGCGACCAGTTTGTCGAGGCTGTGCTCGCGCTGACCGTATCCGGCCCCCGGCAATGAAGCCCAGATATTGCGACAGCGGTAAATCGCGCGCTCAATGCGTCCCTGCTGCAGGTCTTCCAGCGCGCCGCGCTCACGGATCAGCTGAATAGCGAGTCTGTCCTGTGAGGCCGGGCTGAAATCCGGCAACGCGAGCTGCTTTTTGTAATGCGGCCAGAACAGGTAAAGCTGCTGGTAACGCCCGGATGCCGTGGATTTTTCCCCGCGACGACTGAAGACCTTCGCCGGGCGCCCACCGGCAAACGGGTGTTCACGATAATCGGTAAAAATCTCCGGCCTGCCATCGAAGCCGGTGACAATGACGTCGTACCCGTTGTTTCTGGTCAGCGGGTGCGTCGCCGTACCTTCAGAAAACGCCAGCATGTCGAGGAATGCCGCGACGTTGGGGTGTGTCTTAATGACTGCCATCGTTTTCCCCTTTTTTAATCCTGCGCTGAATCGCAATCTCCACCGCCTGATAACCGGCGATACCCAGCATCGAGCCAAATCCGCACACGGCAGCGGGTGGCAGGTCGGGAAACTGCACCAGTGCCACCCCGGCCACCATCGAGACAAAGCCGCCAAGCAACATGCGACCAATAAAAAGCCGGGCGGTGATGGGTTCGCCACCGGCCAGGACTTTACCGACGACAATCAGCACGCCGATAACAAAGAGGGACAGGACGTTTTTTTCACCTTCCGTCATGTGTTTACTCCCAGAGATTAATTGTTTCAGTTACGGGGGATGACTGGACGTCGGGCAATTCGACCACCGTGCCATGTGGCAGCACAGCGCCGAGTTCGGCCAGCCCCGGATTGGCGGCCAGCACCGACTCGAAGACCCCCTCAGTACGCCCGTAATAGCGGGCGCAAATCATGTCGAGCGTGTCGCCTTGTTGCGCGATGGCCTGCATCAGATTTGGCTCACGATGCAGCGGGGTTTGTCCTGGACGCGTGATACGGCCCAGCGCATGTCCCGCCACAGCTCGTCGACCGTGGTGTCGATACTGTCGGCCTTTTTATCGCCTCTGGCGCTGGCATCCACGCCGCGATAACGCTCGTAGAGCGTGGCGGTCGCCATTGAGGTCACGGCGCGCAGGTAGTAGAAAACACGCACGCTCTCGCCGTCGAGCTCATCCGCCGGCACACTGGCCAGCTTGCTAAAACCCCCGGCAATCTGCTGCTCGCGCCACAGATACAGCTCGGCATTGGTTTCAGCGATACCGGTTTTGATGGCCTCACGCAGCCGGGCCGGGGCAACGGTCTGCTCAAGGCGCATCCCTTCACGCACGCGTTTCGGGTCGATGTCAGGAAAGAAAAACGTATTTTTAATCACCGGCTCATCGCTGGCAGGCGGCGGGATAACCACCATGCCCCCCGACCGCGGCTCATCGTTCTTTTTAATAATCAGCGTCGTCATGACTACCTCTGAATAGGTGGGCGGTGGACGCCGGTCTCAGGTCGGGTAAAACACCCTCATCGACCGGCGTGCCGCCCTGGCGCGGGGCGCATTCTGTTAACCGGGGTTCTTTTTCGGTCGGCCACGTTTAGCCGGTGCCGTGGTTTTCACGGCGCGCGGCGTGCTTACCGGGGCTTTAACGACCATTGCCGGTCTGGGCTTCAGCTCTCGCTCAAGCCGTTCAATGTCTTTTTTGACGCCTGCCTGACAGTCGAGCTGCATTGCGCGTTTAAGGTGGGCCAGCGCATCGGCGGGCTGTTTGTTATCCCGCAACACCTGTCCGGTGATTTTGTGCAGCTTTGCGCGCACCTCGTCCGGCATATCGGCAGCGGCGGTCAGCGCCAGCGTGTCGAGTAGCTGGCTGATGACGACCGGTTCACCGGCGGCATGGGCGCGCATGGCGGCGAGTGCCACCTCTTCGGTGAACATGTACTGCGGCGGGCGGCGGTGCCTGCCTGGCATGGTCAGACCGTACTTGAAGGCGTAGCGGGCGATGTCCATCGCGCCGCCGATATCGCCGACATCAAGACGCCACAGCATGACGGTCATCACGATGTCATCCTGCGCGCCTTTGCCCTGTTCCAGCACGCCACTGATCCACGGCAGATAGAACGGCAGCAGCTCGCGCTTTTTCCTGGCTTTCAGCTCTTTACCAAAGATGGCTTTTAACGTGCGTTGGTCTGCGGCCAGCTTAACCAGCATCTGCTCGTAGGCAGTGGCATGC